GACATATTTTACCACCACTTTTTGCTTTAGCCATTTAACACTTCCATCTTCTTCTTGCTTGCCTAATTCTTGAATTAGGATTGTTTCTTGTTTTAGCAGAGCTACGCTTTAATTGTCCTGCTGATCTAGCACAATAAGACTTTCTTCTTTTTGCAGCCTTGCTACCTTTTTTAACTTTGCCTGTTACTGCTGTTTTAAGTTTACTACCAGGATTAGCTTTTCTGTAAGCACGCACACCCTTTTTAGTCATGCCTGCACCAGACTTGGTAGGGCGGAAGTTACCGCCCTTACCAGTCGTTCTACTTATATTTTTAGTTTTTCTTCTTTTTACAACCATTCATTAATAGTTTTTTACCATTTCTAAAATGATATGGTAGGCATCGCCACTACTATGACCAACAGTTGTGAAGTCAATATCACCAGTTACTCCTGATCCTGCATTATTTGGTATACCTGTAAATGAATCATAATATTCATCTCCAGTAGCATCTGAAGGTATGTGCGTGAGTAGAACATTAGTTGAAGCATCAAACTCCAACTTAACACTCATACCAACAGTCATCCACCAAATTTTTGCAATACTTACAGAAGTAC